AAATTTTCGACTAGCATTATAAAAGTAGAATGTAATTGGTATTGTGTGCATAGAGATTATTATGATGGATATGCACAAATTTACAGAAATGGTAGTGCTATTAATGTAAGAAAAGTAATACGAAATGCGAATCATGCAGGTGATAGTTTTACAAGCAATGCAACTAGAACTATTTGGTATAGTCCTGCATGGCTTTGGTCATTTACAGAAGCTGCTGGTGGCACTTCTCAACTTACTTATTCAATATATTGCTGGACACAAAACGCAGGTCAGACAACGTGGTGGAATGATGCATATAGTACTACTACAGAAAATCCTACATCCACTATGATTCTTACGGAGATTGCACAATGAGTACGCTCTATGTCGATACAATCACCGAAAAGACCAGCGGCAACGGTGTGGTTATTCCTAGTCATGTAATACAAACAGTCTACAATGAATTTACCGACACTACTGCTTCAACCACTACTCAATCCTATGTAGATGTCACTGGTAGTGATTTAACAATTGTTACGAAACAAGCAAATTCAAAGATATACTTAATAGCAATGTGTCCTTTGTATATGCAAAACACATGTACTGGTGTTGCTATTGGCTTTAAACGAGGCTCTACGTTGATTGATGGCGTTAATGGTGGTTCTGGTGACGCTTGGCAGATTCTGAATGGTACTGGTCTAGCAACAGCATCTGGGGTGGGGCTTAGACAGCATCTTGATGCACCCGCCGTGGCAGCAGGTACTTCATTAACGTACAAAGTTCAACTTGGTATGTGGACGACTGGGACTGTGACGTTAAATTTTGCGGGTTATGGTCACAAATCAAAGTTTCTAGTTCAGGAGATTGCCCAATGACAAGTATTCTAAAGGTCAATCAAATCCAGAACACGGCGGGTACTACTGCGTTAGGTATTGATACTGCGGGTAATGTAACAGGCAACGCTGGCCTTGCTGGCCCAGCTACAACTGGTCAAGTTTTACTAGCATCAGAGCAATGGACAAGCGATAGAACACTGGTTGATATGATGGTGATTGATTCATCAAAGTACCAAACATACAAGCTGTACTGGTGGATTTCTCATGGGGATGCCGCAGCGTCAACAACCGCTTGGAATACCACTGGATTAACATTTTTAACTGCCGCAAATACGGAAGTCACAAGCTATGACAACGCAATGAGTTGGAAGGGTACTGGGGCTGCTGGTACTCCAACACATAATAGTGCCACATACGCTGGCGCACAAAGTTGTATCTGGATGGCAGGGAATGGTCAGTCTTATGATAGCAGTGGAGAAGGGATTATAGCTGTTCCAAATAACTCTGCGTATAGGGCATGTGTCAGAGGAAATTCAATGCTTATAGGTACACCGCGAGTTAGCACTAGCTCAGGAGCTAACTACTTAGAGGAGTACTTTGGAGTAGCGTTAACCCAAGACCCTACAGCCATCACTGGTGTTAGATTGAGGTCATGGCAGTCGGCAACAGGCCGAGCAAGTAAGCAAGGTACAGTTCACTTATATGGATTAACAGGTTAACAGGAGTAAACAAAATGAGCATATCAGAAGCACTACAAGAACTAGGCATCACAGAATGGGTGCTTAGAGGTGAGCCAACCACAGAGGCTGAATTTGGCGAGATGTTCCGTAAGGTTACAGGCGCTGACTCTAATGGTTCGGCTATCGAAAGCAGCAGCCCATCTGACTGGGGAACAACTTGGTCGGCAGTCAACGCAAAGGCCGCTGAACTAACAGCAGCAGAGCCTATGAGGCTGCTACGCGAAGAGCGTAACCGCTTGATTGCAGAGACAGACTGGTGGGCATCCAGCGACCTAGCTGGTTCAATGAGCGGCGCTCGCACAGCTTACCGTCAGGCACTGCGTGACATTACCAAGAGCGCCACAAGCCTTGACGATGTAACTTGGCCTACTAAGCCGGAGTAAGATATGAGCCGTGCAAGAGAAATAGCTGATTTAGGTTCCCCGGCAGCAAGCGGCTTGTCGAACAGGAACCTTGTCATCAATGGTGCAATGACTATTAATCAACGTGGAACTCAAACTGGTGTTCGTAACAGTTATGGAGTTGACCGTTTTAAAATTTCGGGTGTTGGCGCACAACTATTTACCTATAGCCAGTCAACAACAGTGCCATCTGGACAGGGGTTTTCTTATTCCACAAAACTAGATGTAACGACTGCCGACACTTCATTAGCCGCAGGAGATTATGTCCTTTTTAGACAAAGGTTTGAAGGTCAAGATTTCCAGCACCTTAAATATGGAACATCAGACGCAGAGTCTTTAACTCTTCAATTTTGGGTTAGGTCACCCAAAACAGGAACACATATTGTAGAGTTATACCATCAAGATGCTGCTTATGTTAACGGGCAAGCATATACAATAACATCAGCAAACACATGGCAAAAAGTTGTTTTAACTTTTGTCGGTTATCAAACAACAGCTATAACAAATGATAACACTGTCGGATTTACTGTTCAGTGGTGGCTAATGGCTGGCTCAACATATTCTAGTGGAACATTAGCATCAAATACTTGGCACAATGTTACGAGTGGTGCGGCTAATCGTGCTGTTGGTCAAGTTAATGTAGTAGACAGCACAAGCAATGAGTTTTATCTTACTGGCGTACAGCTTGAGATAGGCGAACAGGCCACGCCGTTTGAGCATGAGGACATAGGAACTACGTTACGCAAGTGTCAAAGGTATTATCAATCTGTGGACCATTATTATAGTTCAGGTTCAGCTAGTGTTAATGCTTTTTACTACACACCCCTTTATTTTCCTATAAACATGAGGGCAACGCCAACAATGACAGCAAGTGCTTGGGGTTCAAACACAGGAAATGCCACTTCTTATCACAGTTCAACACTTGTTAATGGTTGGATTTTGGTAAGCGCAGCATCAACAGCAGTCCTAGTTAGAGGCAATCACACCAACGCCTATAATTTGTTGTCTGGTCGTGGAAAATTTGATGCGGAGTTATAAATGATTATTAGTGCAGCCCAATATATCCTTAATGAAGCAAAAGACGGTAATGGAACTGTTATCAGAGCCACCGTTGACGGCACTGAAATGTATATTCCTACTGACCCAAACAACCGCCACTACGCAGAAATCTTGCGCCAAGTAGCTGCTGGCGGCTTAACTATAGCAGATGCTGACTGATGTTCGGTGAGTTGGCATTATCCGAAAGGGCTATCGCGGACCAAGGTATTCTAGCCTTTGGTTCCGCAACTGCTGATGCCAACTTTACTGTAGACGGCGCACCTATGTTTATAGCAAGCGCCTCCGAAGAGATGTCTGCAATTGGTGTTAAGGTTTCAATTGGCGTAGGTGTGCTTGCAGGTATCTTTGAGGCTTCTGCTCAGTTCTTACAAAGCACAGAGCTTACCCGCTTTGGAACAGTCATTGCGGAGATGGATTTTAGCACTGTGCAAACTGCGAATGGTACGTTTGTAGCTTCAGCCATATCTGATCAAGACGCTGCCTTTATACAAAGCACAAACTCGGTTATGACCCTAAGTGGAGTCTCTGAGCAAAGTGCTAACTTTACACAGACTTCCGGGGGAAATCTGCTATACTCTGCTTCGCAGGAGATGACGGCGGAGTTTATTCAGTCTGTCACGCCCACATTTATAACAAACTCTCCGTTGACCATTGAGTCTGTCTTCATACTGTCTTCTCTCGGCACCAAAGTCATACTCATGGATGAACTGCAAATTGATGCAGTGTTTGTTGTGTCTGCCGAAGGTAGATTCTATTGGGAGCGTATAGATGCTGACACCCCATCAGAAAACTGGGTGCAGGTTGTCCCAAGTGGTGGAACATGGACAGAAATCAATGCGGGTGCTACAATAGCAACGTGGACAAATAAGGTGGTATAAATGGCAAGTACATATACTTCAAATGTTGGAATTGAAAAACCCGGCTCCGGCGAACAGGCAGGCACTTGGGGGACAACAACTAATTCCAACTTCGACATAATTGATCAGGCTCTTCATGGTCAAGCGCAAATAACTATTACTGGTAGCCAAGACCTGACCACCAACGATGGCTCTACCAGTGACGGAGCGAACACCGTTCTTATCCTAACTGGAACCCCGGGTTCTACTTTTGAGTTAAGGGTCACTCCAACAGACCAAGAAAAATTCTATACTATCAAGAATGAAACCAACGCTGCATGTCGCGTCATATATAAAGGTATTACATACTCCACATCTAACGGTGTAGAGATTGCATCAGGTGAATCAGCCGCTGTGACAGGTGACGGTGGCGGCGGTTCTGGTGTTTTCAAAAGTCTAACACCAACCACTGATCTGGTTAACGACACAAGTCCTGAACTTGGGGGCAACCTTGATGTTGTGACTCACAGCATTGTAACCACAGCAAGCAATAGGGATATTGCAATTACCCCGCATGGCACAGGTTCTGTCATACTTGACGGATTGTCCTACCCGCAAGCGGACGGCTCCGCAGGTCAACTATTAAAGACAGACGGCTCTGGGCAGCTTGCGTTTGTTAGCGCAGGCTCTAGCTTTGGAAACACATTAAGCCTTACGGGCGGCAGTGGCTGGACGATTTCTGTTGATGGCAGTAACAACCTAGTGTTTTCTTATGGTGGTTCTGCGGTAGCTAAAGTAGCTACTAGCGGCGCGATAACTTCTATTAACGATGTAACCGCATATGGATCTATCTAATGACGCTGCCATCTTCTGGAACCCTGTCACTTTCTGATCTTCAGACAGAGTTTACTGGCTCAAACCCTATTTCTATGAGCGAGTATTACAAAAGTGGCGGTAACGGGTACGTTCCGTCCACTGTAGCAGAAGCAGTAACTGCATCAAGTCTTGGCGGCAGTAACTCAACAAACTACAGATACCCCGCGATTGGTGGTTACGACCCGCAGATAAACACTCAAAGTCGTTTGTATACACAAGCCCTTTGGGGTGACAATGGCAGTACAATTACTATGGACAGGAATTTCACTGTCAGTAAAACCGGATCTTATCAGTATTACGTTGGTTATTACATACAAGGTAGCGGAACAGCCAGTATTACTATGTACGCAAACGGTAGCTCAGTTAGATCACACAGCCTAGCTGTGGGGTACAATACCACCACTTCAGCCGTTAACACACTTTCTCTGAGTGCTGGGCAGGTCATACGGTTTACTGGAAGCGCCCCGTCTTCTGGCTGGGCAGTGATCTATGTTTATGTTGGCGGAAGTTCGTACAATAACTCTTCCATCACTACAGCAGTTAACTCAGGCATTCCTGTATCTGGTAATCCGTTGGCTATATCTGATTTTTATGGCGGGAGAAAAACATAATGCCGCTGACAAAATTACAATTCAGACCCGGTATTGTTCAGGATCTTACATCTTATTCCAACGAAGGTGGCTGGCGTGATGGTGATAAGGTGCGCTTTCGTTTGGGCTACCCCGAAAAAATAGGTGGTTGGGCTAAGTATACCAGTTCAACTTTCTTAGGGACTTGCCGTGCTCTACACAACTGGATTGCTTTGGATGGCTCCAACTATCTAGGATTGGGAACAAACTTAAAGTACTACCTCGAAGAGGGTGGCACATATAATGACATCACCCCTGTCCGCACTGGCTCTCCTACCAGCGCAGGGGTTATCACGTTTAGTGCTGTAACATCAGCGCCGTTCTCTAGTACACTCACCGTAACACACACCAACCACGGTGCGGTAGCTGGAGATTTTGTCACTTTTTCTAGCGTGGCTAGTCTTGGCGGCAACATGAACGCCAATGTTTTAAATCAAGAATACAGCATCAATCAGGTGCTAAGTGCTAGTTCCTACGAGATCACAGCTAAAGATCTTCTCGGCGTTACGGTAACATCTAATGGTTCTGATACAGGTAATGGCGGCAGCAATACGGTAGGTAACTACCAGATTAACGTAGGTCTAAACTCTACTGTTGGCGGCACAGGATGGGGAGCAGGTTTGTTCGGAGGCAGGACTTCAGCACCGTTGCAAACAACGCTGAACGAAGGCGGTACTCTTTCAGCCAGTGACACCACAATTACTGTAACCAGCACCACAGGCATCGTGGCTAGTGACGTTATACTGATTGACAACGAGCTAATACTTGTTGGTGGTATTTCCAGCAACGATTTAACAGGTTGCACTAGAGGATACGCGGGGTCAGGCGCAAGTTCAAACGTAAATACTTTTGGACCGGGTATCGCTGCCACTCACACTGACGGTAGCTTGGTTATCTTAGCCAAAGGCAACGCTGATGTTGCTGATGATTTTTCTGGGTGGGGCGTTGCAGCTTCTGGTGGCTTAACAACCACGACTCAAATACGCCTGTGGTCACATGATAACTTTGGAGAAAACCTGCTTATAAATCCTCGTGACTCTGGAGTTTTCTACTGGCAGAAAACAACGGGCACAGGTGCGAGAGCCTTGGAGCTATCTACGATATCCGGCACCAAGAGAAGTGTTCCCACAATTTGCAAACAAATTATGGTGTCAGACAGGGATCGTCACGTTCTTGCTTTCGGCTCTGACGGTCTTGGTGGTGCGTCCGACGCACAAGGGGACGGGGTTCAAGATCCATTGTTGATACGTTTCTCCAGTCAAGAAAACCCAATCGACTGGTATCCTGTAACGACTAACACAGCGGGAGACTTGCGCCTTGGTTCGGGTTCCACCTTTGTAAAAGCCATTGAGACCAAGCGTGAGATCCTAGTATGGACTGACACTGCACTAACATCCATGCGGTTTATCGGTCCCCCCTTTACCTTTGGTCTACAGCAGCTTGCCTCTAACATAACTATCGCCGGACCAAACGCCGCTGTTGCTACAGAGGACTTTGTGTTCTGGATGGGCGCAGATAACTTCTATGTCTATGCTGGTCAGACAGCGCAGTTACCTTGCACTGTCAAGGATAAGGTGTTTAACGACATCAATCTGGACCAGAACGATAAGATTTTCGGCGGGGTTAACTCCGAGTTTAGTGAGGTGTTCTGGTTCTACGCATCATCCGCGTCGCAAGTCAACGACAGATATGTAGTGTATAACTATCTAGATAAAATATGGTACTATGGCACACTTAGTAGAACAGCATGGTTGGACCGTGGAACTAGGCCGTTTCCGTTAGCTACAGATGACACTGGTTATTTGTACAACCAAGAGTTTGGACATGACGACGATGGCAGCGCAATGACATCGTACATAGAGTCAGCAGTTATGGATATAGGTGATGGAGATCACTTCACTTGTGTCAGAAGGGTTATACCGGATCTAAGCTTTTCTGGGTCCACTGCGATATCTACCCCGCAAGCCACCTTTACTATAAAGGCTAGAGACTTTCCGGGCGAGGATTTTGCCAACACTGGTGCAGGTACAACAACAAGGACACAGGTTAGCCCGGTGGAAGAGTATACGAAACAGTTATATGTTCGAGCTCGGGGACGGTCTTTCGCGTTGAGGGTCGAGTCAACTGCACTTGGTGCTAAGTGGCGACTTGGTAGCCCGAGGGTTGATATTCGGCAGGATGGGAGGCGCTAGTGTCTAGCAATCAGGTCCCACCACCAAGACTGCCGGAAGCCCCGCCCGAGTATAGCGTTGGTTATATGTCTGACCTTATCAGGGCGTTAGAAATATTTATTGAGCAAGAGCGTAACCCCGGAGGTATTCGTGCCTCCACTGCAACATTAACAGGTTTACCGACAAGCGCCACTGGACTTGAGGTGGGCGCACTGTATAATGATTCAGGCACTGTAAAGATTGTGACATAGTATGGCTATATTTGGTGATCTTGGAAAAGCGTTAGGTTTAGGTAGCGGTGAAGATCTTCTGCCGATTATTGGTACGGCTGCTGGGTTTTACTTTGGCGGTCCTATGGGTGCGTCCATTGGTTCTGGGATTGGTAGCCTAGCTGGCGGCAAGTCAGTTAACGACGCTCTTACTAATGCTGCACTAGCCTACGGTGTAACTTCTTTCGTGTCTCCAAATATGATGAGTTCTAGCGCAAAGGCCAGCACAGGTATGTTTGGTCCTAATACTCTGCAAAATAAACTGTACGGTATAGAAGCTGTTAATCCTTCGATGTTAACCGGCAACCTTAACGAAGGAATGACTACCGGCGCTGGGAAAAGCAGCGGGTTAGGTGGTTTTTTTGACGATTTCACAATGAAAGATGCTTTCCTAGCATCTAGTTTAGGAGGGGCTGCGTTACAAGCCCTTGACAAGCCGGAAGAGGGAACCCCTCAAAGAGATCCGATAGGTGGTACTATACTTGGCTCGGTGTCTGGCCCTGTGACAGATAAAGAATACGATGTCACTAACCCGTTAGAAATGGCAGAGTACAACAAAGAAGTAGAAAAGTTTTACGACGATGACTTTAAGTACGAAGTTGAAAAGCCCGTAAGAACTATGGCTCATGGCGGGGCTATGTACGAGCATGATAAAATGGGTTATGATACTCCCATAACAGGTGAGGTCAGCGGCCCGGGCACTGGAACATCTGATTCAGTGCCTGCTAGACTATCTGATGGGGAGTTTGTTTTAACCGCAGACGCTGTTCGTGGCGCTGGTGGCGGAGACAGAGATGTCGGTGCCGCTAGGTTATATGATATGATGTCTGAATTGGAGGCCACAGCGTAATGGCAACACAAACACAAGAAGTTACCCAAAGAATGGCTCCTTTTCAGGAGGACTTTCTAAAAAAACTTTTTCAGGATGCACAATCTGTCGGCGCAGGTAGAATGCCATACGCGCCGCAGAAGTCGTTTGGACTATCAGCCGAACAACAAAAAGCTGCGTCTATGGCTGACTCTGGTCTTGGGTCATACATGCCTTACTTGCAGCAAGCTCAAGGAGCCATGCAACAAGCCGGGGCTTTTGCACAACCGGGGGCAGCGCAGCAGTTTATGAATCCTTACGAGGATCAAGTTGTCCAGCGGACAATGTCGGACATCCAAAAAGCTGGTCAGCAGCAGCAAAACCAACTTAGTGCTCAAGCAGCAAACGCAGGGGCTTTTGGTGGCTCACGTTTTGCAGTCGGACAGGCAGCACTTGGTGAGGCAAACATACAAGAGCAGTCTCGTGCAGCAGCAAACATTAGGCAGCAGGGCTATCAACAAGCTCAACAGGCAGCACAAAATGCCGCACAGTTGCAGGCGCAGCAGGCAGGGATGTACGGAACTTTGGGTGGTCAGGCGCAGCAGATGGGTGTGCAGGACATAAACACTATGTTGGGTATTGGTGGTCTTACTCAGCAGATGGGGCAGCAGGGTCTAGATTTTGCTAGACAAAATGCGTTGCAACAGCAATCAGAGCCTTTCCAAAGACTTGGGTTCTTGTCGGATCTGTTCCGTGGTGTTCCATCCGCGCAGCAAACTACGACACAAACAGCGCCTTCTCCTAGCATGGGGTCGCAGCTTATGGGTCTTGGTATTGCAGGTCTTGGTGCTTACGGAATGTATGGGGGATAATTCATGGCTATTACCAGCATAGGAAACAGGTTAAAAGAGTACCAGAATAGTCCTGTATTACGGCGTAATGCTTTTCGCAATAGAGGCATGGACATGGCGGACGGTCGTGCCGCCACCGGAGTTCTGGCATCCAGCCCCGAGTTGATTAACGCAGTAGTTCAAAATCAAATTCAACCGTCTGCTATCTCTGCTAATTTTATGGGCTTTGATCAGCAGCCAGACGCAAACACCGTTGATCCAAATTCTGGTACAATAAATGTTCCTACAATGCCAGTGCCGCGTTCGGAGAGTGACTCGACAGATAGCACAGTTGAGAATCCCGTAGTAAAACAAAAAGAAAAGAAACCGTTTGTAGGTATTACTGAAGAAGAAATGATTGCGGCGAACGCAGCGAAGATAGCTAAAGAAGAAGCCGCCGCCAAAGATCCTAAAGCTAAGAAAAAAAGCAGGTCTGATGCGGCTCTTGAAGACTTTGCAAGCAAAGTCGCTAAGATTCGCGGCACCGAAGTACCAAAGACTGCTAAACAGCGTTTAGCAGGGGTCAAAGAGTTTTTGAAGGAAGCTGGTGTATCTAACGTGGATGACATCAGAACATCTAAAGATTTTATGCTTATGACTTTAGGTCTTAACATCGCGGCGGGTCAGTCAGGTGATTTTCTTACAAACGTAGCTGGCGGTGCTAAAGAAACCCTTGGTACGTTTGGTGAGTTAAAAGCCAAAGAGAAAGACGCAGAACGTGCCGTTAATTTAGCAGCCGCTGAAATGGCTAAAGCTGATGCCGACGCAGCCGCTGCTCGTGGTGCAAAGCTGGACGAAGCAGAACTAACAATCCTAACAGAACAGTATAAAGCTTCACTTGGCTCGGCTGACATGAAGGATGCAAGAATAATACAAGCTCAAACTGGTAAGTCATTAGTAGATTCTCTAAAAGAAGTTCAGGCAGGAAATGCTACCACCAAAACAACTAAATTTGATTCTTTCCTAAGAGAACTTAGAGGCGCATTCAAGAATGCAAACCCGGGAGTTTTGGTGCTGATGGCAGGAAATGGATCTTACATTAAGACCATACTTGAAAATCAAGGGCTTGCGGGTCTTGCAGCGATGCTAGGTGTAGATAAAATAAGTCAGGCGGAGGCGGACGCTCTTGTCGCAGGAGCGGACGAAGTAGAAAAAGCAGGGTCTTCCACAGAAGAAGAGTCTGGTGACGGCATAAAAATAGTTCCAAAGGGGGATTAATGCCAGAATATACAGTCACACTTCCTGACGGGAGAGAATTTGACGTAACCGCTCCTGACGGAACCTCTATGGATCAGATTCGTGCTAAGATACGAGCACAGTTTGGTGACACTAGACCTACGCCTGAAGCTAGTGTCGAAGACGAAAGCGAAGGAACACTACAGGAAATCGGTGAAGGCATTGTTGGCGGTGTGATAGAAGCAGGCTCTGGCCTGCTTGAGACTGCCGCTCTTGTCCCAGATCTTGCCACCGGCAGTGACTATGCCGTTCGCGTATCCGAAGCTAAAAACAAACTAAAAGATGACCTTGGTATTGATCCAACTGGTGCAGCCGGTGAAATAACCGAAGCACTTGTACAGTTCGTGGTCCCGGGTCTCGGGGCCGCTGGACTTATAGGTAAGGCTGCAAAGCTACGAAACTTTAGTAAAGCTTCCAAGACAGCTTCTCAAGTTGTCGGTGCAGGTGTGACGGATGCTATTGTAGCGAGTGACGGCACAACAACTATCGGCGATTTCTTCGAGGGTGGTCCCACGATGAGCTCCGAAAATGTCGGGGAGACTGGTAGAGAAGAAGCAGCGCGAAGAATTGGTAACAAGTTAAAGATAGGGTTGGAAGCTGCTGGCGCAACGGCGGCTGCTGGACCAGTGTTTAAGGCTCTTGGAATTGCTGGTCAAGGTGCTGTTAAAGGGACTAGAGCAGTCTCTGATGTCACAGGATTCTCTACGTTAGCGGGACGAACTGGCGAAACAATATCTGCCTCTACTCAAAAGATTATAGATAAATACCCTGTGGCTGATCAGCTACTGGGCTTGTTTCGTTCTCGTGGAATGTTGCCACAGCAAGCGTTTGAAGAAAAAGCAGGGCTGGTTGGTAAGGTAGAGTCACAGTTAAATAAGACAGGCATAATTGTAGCTAACTTACAAAATAAGTTAGATAAAATATTTGGCACAAACAACACCTCATTCCGTAACATTATGATTGACGGCGACTCTAATACTCAAGTCGAAGCGATGAACCTTTTGTACGGATTTTTAACAAAGGACAAGGGTTTTGTTGAAGCGGCAGCAGCCGAGGCCAGAAGGTTAGGGCAGAACTTTGATGCTAACAGCGCGACAGACTTAGCAAAATTCTTACCTGACTTTATGAAATCCGACGCAATAAAAATGCGTTCGCAAATTGATTTGCTTTCAAGGTCTATATCACGGTCTGACTTTGTGCAGGGCGGCATGATACCTGACGTTGAAAACATTATAACAAACAACCTACAGAATTATATGCGCCGTAAGTTCGCAGCATTTGAAGATCCCAACTGGTTCCGTAGTGACAACGAAGCATTTACCACGGCTTACGAAAACGCAGTTAAGTTTTACAGAGAAAGCCCGGAGATTGCAGAGGACTTATACACAAAGTTGGTAGGTCCCATACCGGAAAACTTCACTGTTGGTGTAGGAGTCAACCGTCGGATGACTGACGCATCCGCAAGGGAGATGATGGATGCTTTTGTTAAACGGTATGAGAAGCCATCCAAGCCCGTGGCGCAAGATGGCACAGTTACCCGGTCGGTTAAAGACAGGCTTCGTACCTCGTTACTTACGAAAGAAAAGCTAAACGAACCTGCTCTTCGAGCGGTGCTGGGTGAAGTTAAAGATCCAATGGAAGCTTT